ACATTAATTACATCTAAAGCTCCAACAGAAAATAATGTTTATACAGTTAACATTGATGAAGCAGCATTAGATAAAAATGGTCAGTGGCCATTTAAACGCGATTTTTATGCAGATACAGTAGAAACATTGTATTTACATAATGCAGGATTAGTTGTATTTAACGTTTTAATGAGTGAAACTGATCGATTAGGTGGAGATGATAAATTAGAACAAACTTTAAAAGTATTACCTGTTGTTTTACCTAGTGTTCCTGCAAGTAAAACTAAAAATACTCCAAAAAATCCAGGATCGGTAATATTAAATCCGGAATATCAAGATAAAATAGTTCGCTATCCTGGAATAATCTCTAACATTCCTGTTTTAGAAAATAGTTCTGCTGGTGTTGGAACGACAAATACATTACCCGAAATTGATGGCGTTAATCGTAGAGTTCCATTAGTAACATCAGTTGATGGTAAATTATATCCAGCATTAAGTTTAGAAACGCTACGAGTTCTTGCGCAGGATACAACGTTTCAAATTAAATTAAATGAATTGGGCGTGGAAAAACTTCGTATCCCATCATTTGGTCCAGTTACAACAGATAGCCTTGGTAGAATCTGGATTGATTGGAGTCAAAAAAATAAATCAGTAAGCATTACTGATATTCCAGCTGATTTTAGTGGCGCTGTGGTTATTGTTGGAACTAGTGCTGCTGGTATCTCTAATCCTTTATCAACACCTATTGGGGCAGTTTATCCTCAAGACGTACAAGCAGCTGTTATTTCAACGATGATTAATGGTGTAGTTATAGAACGACCAGACTGGGTAGATATGGCTGAAATTTTAGCTATATTTCTAGGAGGCATTATAGTTGTCGTTGCATCGCGCTGGACGTATGCATTTGCTCCAGTAATACTAACGCTAGGGGTAAGTCATTTCGCGGCTTCTTGGGTCTTCCAGAGCTATAATATGCTGATTGATATTACCGCTTTTGTGGTTGGAATTTCGTTAGTTTATGGTCATGCATATACTGTTAAATTCCTTTCTGAATATTTACAAAAAGAGCAAATTAAAAAACAATTTGGTGGATACGTTTCCCCTGTAATGGTTGAGCGTTTACAAAAAAACCCAGATTTAATTAAGTTAGGTGGAGAAAGAAAAATTCTTTCCTCTGTTATGACGGATCTGCGTGGATTTACTACTCTGGGTGAATCATATGGTGATGATGTTGAAGGGTTAACTCAGATTATGAATGATTACATGACTGCTATTTCTGAGCCTGTACTTAAAAATAATGGCTGTATTATTAAGTTTATTGGAGATGCAAGTTTACATATTCACGGTGCTCCATTAGATGATGCGGATCATGCTAAGGTTGCTGTGCAAACTGGATTGGAAATGGTACAGGCTGTTACTGAATTTAATAAACAGTTAGTTGCTCTTGGTAAGCCACCTGTTGGTATGGGAGTAGGCGTGAATTCTGGACCAATTTTAGTAGGTAACATCGGTTCAAAATATCGTTTTGGCTATGATGTGCTAGGGGATGCTGTATCATTAACTTCTAGATTAGAAGGGCAAACCAAAGGTTATGGCGTTTTATTAATCCTTGGAGAAACAACAGCTGAATTAGTTAAAGATGATTTTACGCTTTTAGAATTAGACACAATTCAAGTTAAAGGTAAAACAATAGGTATTAAAATTTATACAGCTTTTAATACGCGCATTAAAATTAATACCGAAGATGTATTATTACATTCTGAAATGCTATCTTTATATCGTAAACAGAAATTTGATGAAGCTAGTATTTGTTGCGAAAATCTTAAAGGTAAATTTGAAGGAGAAATGGATCAATATTACAATATGTGGATAGATAGATGTAAAGAAATGAAAACAAAAAATTTACCTTTAGATTGGACAGGAATTTATATTTTAACTTCTAAATAATTTGCGACGTTTTCCTTCGGTAGACATACAAGATACCCATTCTGATTTTTGTGGATCTGTATATTGCAATTTGTATTCATTAACATCCATTCTTTTAGTATTTCCAAATTTATAACACGTTATTGTTAGATGTCGAGCCTTAAAACATTAATTGCTCGACATCCCACTTATGCGACCTCAAAATAATTGAGGTCTAAAACTTTACATCATTCCTGGCATTCCGCCAAAACTTGGTGTATTATCTTCCTCTGGAATTATACCAACCATTGCTTCAGTGGTTAACAATAACCCAGCAATTGATGCGGCATTTAATAATGCAGTTTTCGTAACTTTAGCTGGGTCAATAATTCCAAATTTGAACATGTCACCAAATTCTCCAGTGGCTGCATTATATCCAAAATTACCAGATTCAGCTTTTACTTTAGCTAAGATTACAGATGCTTCTTCGCCTGCATTAGTTACGATTTGGCGAAGAGGCTCTTCAATCGCTCTGCGAAGAATTGCAATACCAACATTTTGATCATGGTTTGCTCCTTGTAAGTTTTCAATAGCAGCTCCAGCTCTAATTAAGGCTGTACCACCACCTAATACAATACCATCTTGGACAGCAGCTCGAGTAGCATACAATGCGTCTTCAACTCGATCTTTTTTCTCTTTCATCTCAAGTTCAGTAGAAGCACCAACGCGAATAATAGCAACACCGCCAATTAATTTGGCCAATCTTTCTTGTAATAGTTCTTTATCATAATCAGTAGTTGCATCAGCTAATTGTGCTTTAATTACATTTACTCGAGTAGTTAATTGTTCTTCTGTACCTGCACCATCAATGATAATTGTTGTGTCTTTGGTTACATTTACTTTTTTTGCTGTACCTAATTCATTAAGAGTAATTTTATCTAATGTTAGTCCAACATCATCTGAGATAACTGTGCTATTTGTTAATACGGCAATATCTTCCAAAATTGCTTTACGTCTATCACCAAATCCTGGAGATTTAACTGCAACTAATTTAACAACGCCACGCATATGATTTACAACTAATGTACTCAAAACATCATTGGCGATATCTTCTGCAATAATAGTCAAAGCTCTTCCAGTTTTTGCAACTGATTCTAGAATTGGTAGTAAATCGCGAATGTTTGAAATTTTCTTATCGGTAACTAAAATATATGGATTTTCTAATTCCGTTACCATTGTATCTTGTTTTGTTGCAAAGTAAGGAGATAAGTATCCACGGTCAAATTGCATACCCTCTACAACATTTAATTCAGTTTGAAATCCTGCTCCGTCTTCAATAGTAATGACACCTTCTTGTCCAACTTTTTCCATAGCTTCAGCAAGAATTTTTCCAATTGATTCATCAGAATTTGCTGAGATTGTGCCTACTTGTGCAATAGAAGTTGTATCGGTACATGGGATTGAAGATTCTTGAATAGCATCAATTGCTACTGCTACCGCTAAATCGATGCCACGTTTTAAATCCATTGGATTCATACCAGCTGTAACTGATTTTAATCCTTCGTTCATAATTGCTTGAGCTAAAACGGTTGCAGTTGTCGTTCCATCTCCGGCAACGTCTGCTGTTTTTGATGCTACTTCTTGTACAATTTTCGCACCCATATTTTGGAATTTATCTTGTAGTTCAATTTCTTTTGCTACTGTAACACCATCTTTTGTAATAGTCGGCGCACCACCAAATCCTTTTTCAATAATTACATTTCTACCTTTTGGTCCTAATGTAACTTTAACTGCATTTGCTAATATATTAACGCCCTCAGCCATTAATACTCTTGCGTCGTTTCCAAATTTAATTTCTTTAGCCATTATCTTTTTCCTTTAAGTTAAGTGTTTAATATAATTAGAAATCTATATTAACATCCATAGTAAGTGTCTTCATCGAAGTCTTTTTCAACAACTCGATAGACTACTTCTTCATACGTTTCTTCAAAAATTTCGGGTTTACATGCATAAAATTCACCTTTAATACCTCTAATAATGTAATCACCCTCTGTTGCAATGTGTTTTACTTGGTAAGAATCCTGTCCATCTTCTAGGGTTCCGATTTGCAACCACCCTTTAGCATCCATACGTCGCTCTTTTCCACAAGAAACGAATTCATCCCCAAGCCACTCTTTTAATCTATTGATGCATTCGTCTGTATATTCAAATTTAACTGCATCAATTATAACTGGGCGTTTGGTATATTGTTTAATCATTTTAAATCTTCTTCTTCCAAAATAGCAATAATATCTTCTTCTTGAATTACATACAAATCATTTTTTACTTTTTTAGATTTATTCCAATCTAACATAACAATTTGACCTAATTCAACAGTAGTTACATCAGTTCCGATTCCTAAAATTTTACCATATGTATTTTCATCGGACTCTACTCCCTGAATTAATCCAGTGTATTCATTTTTATGTTTTAAAATTAAAATATTTTTCGCTAATACTTGCATAATTTTTCCTTTAGTTAATAATGTAAAACGGGGATGAAACATCCCATCCCCTAACCGTTCTGTTTCCAAGTGGTTTAATCTCAGGCTAATCTCACGCTGCTAGAGCGTAATCTCCATAGTTTGCATCATTTGCTGCATTTACTTTGTTTTATGCTGATTACGTCAGTCATCTCTCGTGTTGCCTTCTCTACTATCTCACCTGATCGAAACCATGACAGCCCCATCAAAAACATACTATTTGAGTCTTTAAACTCGATCACCATTCAGTAGATTACCGCGAATAGTCTACCTTCTGAGTCTAATATGTTTATGGTGGAGCTGGAGGGATTCGAACCCTCGTCTCAGATGCCTTCATTTTGAAGGAGTTACAACAATTCAGTTACTTTCCTGAGAAAGTTTACACAGTTTACGCTTTAATAATAAAAGTTCAATAGTATTATCAAGCGTTTTTCTATAATTTAATATTTCTACTTTTTTCTTTAGTGAAAGATTATTAAAGTTTTTTCGAGTTACTGGCCAAACCTCGCCATTCATCTAGGTTTTCCTAGATTTAGCAGTACAACCAAAAAGAAAACAATCAATGCTAATTCAGAAATTCTAATCGCTATAGCTGGAACTGCCAGTAATAACAAAAAGAATAATACAATACCTAATACAAATTTTTCAATAAGTTTCATAATTAACTTGGATATAATAACATTAAGGCATCAAGAACAATGTCATCTATTGGATTGTGTTTAATAACTACGTTTCGATCCCATGTTCCTGGATAAGTTTCTGGATTAATTGCACAATAGCCACGTGTTGATTCAGTAGCAACTAAATCAACATACGTTCTCATATCGCGATAATTTGCATACGGCATAATAGATTCATCTCCGGTAGCTGTGCACAAACTATCCATCACTAGTTGATCTAATGAACCTCTGATCCAAATCAATGTTGTTTTTGGATCACAATGCGAATTAATATAATTATGAATACATGCAATTCCTTCTTTAGCAGATAAATCTTTATCGCTTGGATAAAAACTTTGTTTCTTTGCTAGGTCACATTGTTTATTCCACCAATCAATGGTGTCTTTTGATACAATTCTATTATATTTTTTAACTTGTTCTTTTACGTTAAATTTAACAAACAAAGTGTTTTCGTATAATGATTCCCATGTATTTTTTTCAGCAGGATTTATGTAAACAATAGCAGCAGACAAAATAACGGAATTAGACTCAACGCCCAATGATTCCACATCAAATATAAACATAATAACTCCAAAAATTAAACACTAAGGTTTTTTTGTAATCTAAGCGCATCTCCATCCATCATGGAAAGTTTTTTAGTTCGCTGAGTATCTTTAATTAATTCGTTAATTAACAGAGAAGATAATTTAATCAATTCTTTTGTTTGAGTTTCATCCAATTGATTATTGTTAAACCCATTAAGAAGTTTTCCATATTTTGCTAATGGCGTTTTTAATTTTGGGTTTGTATAATTTATTTTCATTTCTTCTCTATTAATCTAAGGTGATAATATTCCGGAGAATCTTTTATTTTAAGTGGAAATCCATCAGCACCCCATACAACGGGATAACGATAATCTCCAAAGAAAATCACTCCTGAAATTTTATCGTTAACGGTATCACTAACTTCAAATTTGTATCCAGCCGCAACCACTATAGTTTTATTTATAGTATCTGGAGTAATTAAATCAATAATTCGTTTAGAGGTGTTCAATTTTAACTCCGTCGTTATCTAAAATTGTTTTGAATAGATATTTTCTATCTTCCTTTTTAACTAGGTTTAATGCAATAGCAATTTGAGTTGCAAACTGCCATTTAATAAAGTAATCTGGTTTAGCCGCAATTAAAATATTAAAATCGCCAATCCTAAACGCTACCATGTCGTCATCTGGATATGTTGCATCGGCTCCGCATTTAGAATCAACCGGATGCTCCACTTCCCACTTTTCAATATTATCAACCAATATCATAATATCGATATCGTTATACGGTTCTGTTGGGCAAATATATTTAGAGCCTGTGTATAATACTTCTTTTGCCTCGGCGATTATTTGTTTAATATATTCTGGAAAATCTTCTTGAATCATAATAAATCCTCTAATGAATTAGCTGTAGTTTTATCGTCTCTAATTCCATCATAAATTGGTAGGAATAATGACTTTTTATCAGAACCTTTATTGGAAATAATACAGTTATATTTTACTTGAATAATTTTACCAACATATGATTCTGGGTTATCGCGTTCACCTCGTTTATGTTTAAAACCACTACCAACACCAACTTCTAATTGACCGCATGAAGTTTGGCAAAGCAATGATCCAAGCATACCCTCGAATTGAGTTCCAGGAGTTCCTAGTGTATAACCAACAACTAATAAATCAGCATGATCTTCAGCTTTGAGTTTTAATTGATATTTACTACGTTTTGCTTCCCAGATACCATTAATTGATTTGAGGATACCACCTTCTTCACCGCGTTCTAAATTACGTTGGTATTTTTCCATTACTTCTTCACGAGAATTAACAATCTCTGATTCTACGATGATCAATTTAGCATTTTCACTAGAAATAGCGTCAACTGCTAATCTAAATCTATTAACATAAGGGATGTTACAAACTTCTAGTATAAAATCTTCATAAGGAATATAATCCCAAATAACAGCATACAAGCCTTTAGCCTCTTCTTCGGTAATCGTTCCTCTAACGGCTTTGGTTACATAACCATTTGAAACTTTACGTTCTGCTACTCGACCGTCTGGATAACGCCACATTAATTCTCCATCAAGAACTACTCTACTTGTGTCACTAATAACAATATCATCAAATTCGGTAATATCTAATACATTTCCGTTACGAGTTGTCGCTGAAACGAATTTACCATTATCAAATTCAAAATTAATTCTAGAAGAATCCATTTTGCATTGAAAAATAGCTGGATATTTAATATTTTTTTCAGTTTTTTCGTTGAATTTACCACATAATAAAACAGGGTATTCTGGAATTAAATCTTTCCAAACTTTGTTAATTAGTTTAGTATTTACACCGCATTTTAAATCGCGTTCAATAATTCGATATAAAACTTCTTGATCAAATTGGCAAAGGTTTTCTAATAAACCACTGACGTATTCAATTGCAGCATTACCTGTCAATTTTCTATCTGCTATAGTATCAACAAGTTTAATCAATGCATTATATAAATCACCTTCATGATATACTTTATGATACACAGAATTTAATTCTGGGCGTTTTTTAATCCAAAACTTAATTCTTGGATTATATGCTAAACGAAATACAGCTATTACTAGGTTATCTTCTTTGTGTGATTTTAGTAAAGCTAATTTGTCATTGGTACTAGTTGTTGCTGCTAATTCATTTAATAACGATAGTATCATTTAATCATCTCCAATTAATTATAGTTTATTATACCCTAAACATAACTTAATGTCAAGCACTTTGTATAATAAATTCTGGAATATTTCTAAATTTCCAGTTGTGCAATTTAGTTTTACTGCCATTATAATAATTATGGTATGATTGGATAGAATCACCTTTTACAATGTAATCATCTGGCATAGCTGGTGTCGGTTCGGTAAATAGTTTAGTTGAGATATTAAATGGAGCATATTGTAATTTATCGACTAAACCAATTTCTTCGCATTTATGCGTTTTACCGTAACGATAGGTGTATTCTTTGCATAATTCTACAAGCAAAGAATGAAGCCATTGATAATTTTCAAATCCATGACGAACCCAAACCGCTGATGGGTGGTTTATATGTGTTGCTGAATATAAAATATCGTCATAGGAATTGTTAAGTTTCCAGACTTTTTTCTTGCGACCTGATGCCGAAAATCCTGTAGTTTCTACGCCATCTAAAACCCGATGAGCAGTAGACAATAACTGCGCAGTTTCCAAAATCATTTTGACGACATGTTTGTCGACGTGTTGCTGTGCACATAATTTGGTATCATTATTAAGGTAAAAAATATTCATAACAAACTCCAATAAAAAAGGGTATAACGTTATTATACGCTATACCCTTTTCAATGTCAAGCACTTTTATTCAACAATTCCATATTCCCCACTAGGCAACCTACACATTTCACCAACAGGTCGCGCCCAATTTGGAGGATAAACCCAGAAATTTCCAGATGGAGCTACACATGTACTACTAACCCAGATAAAACCATTCCACCATGGAAGAGCATTAGCTGTTACTGAAACTAAAAACAACATTAAAATTAAAAATAATTTTTTCATATATCTACCCACAAAAATCTCGTAACTGTACTGCTGTTATTAACCCAACTTTCCTTTTAAGTTCTTCTCCATTCTCAAAAACAATTAATGTTGGAACACCTCTAACTTTGTATTTATCTGCTAATTCATAATCTTGATCAATATCAATTTCTACGATAGGAATTGGTGGAGGATTATTCTCAATAATTGATGCAAGCACTTTACACGGAGAGCACCAAGATGCACTAAATTTTACCAATACTTTACCGCTTTCTGGAATATCACTCATTTTATATCCTTAGTTAATTAAAACAGCATTAATTGGCATTTCTTCATCTTCTATATGATGTTCTGAAATAAACTCTCTAGCGCGTTTATCAAAATGACCTGCGCTTGGATTCCAATTAACAACACCATAATCATTCCCTTCATCATCAATTGAATAGACAACTTCAGCATCAATTAATTCTGGTTGGTCACGTACTAATTCTTGTAAATTTTCTAAATATTCGCCTAATTTCATAATGTCTCTCAATTTAAAGTATTTTCAGCCCAAGAACGAACAAATTCTAAACGTTCTTGCTCTGGAGTTTCTAAGAAAGATTCTTTAGTGTAATTTTTTTGTATATGTTCACACAAAGAATAATATTCTTCATCAAAGTTTTGTTTATAATTACCACTAAAAATCAATTCTAATCTTTTAGTTCTAGCAATAAACTTTGATGTTAAATAATATGGGGTTTTAAGTTTTAAAACAGTATCACTATCCAAATCATAAACAACGTAGCCTTCTCTCTTATAAGTTTTAACTTGTTCCAATATTTCATGAAACAAACCTGATTGAACTTCTGGGCGCATTACATGCCATTTTTTGGCAATTCCATCTAAAAGTTTTTGGTTAACTTGCTTAGAACCTTTAACTTTTTCGCGACAACCAATTAAATATGCACCAAATTTTTCTTCGATAATATGTGGATCATTTATGTGTACAATTTCAAAACAAAACGTGTAGTCTTTATACAATTTAAGAATCTTTGACATTTTATTTAATGGTAACATTTCTTTAGCCATTGCGATAAAATCGCTAGATAACGAACCAGTAGTAGAAATCAAAGGCTCATCATTGTACCAAGTAACAGCAGCCATAAAACCATTAATTTTATCAATCGCCATAACTTTATGGTCAAGTGCTATTGTCACACCATTTTCTTTGTAATTAAAAATTTTAGTAAATGGATATTGTACGATGTTATCTTGGTTATCAGTAACCAAACCACGAGCATCAACTAAATCTGGGTGCATGTTCCATAAATTATCATAGAATACTTTGCGTTTGTATTTATGAACAGTTAATCCATTTTGTGCTTTTTTAGCTACGAAATCTTCATATCTAACATCTGGAGCTAATTTAAATTCAAATCGGTCTACCATTTTTTTAATTGTTTCTGGAGAAACGCCATGAATATTTTGATTGCCATGACGGTTTTCTACGATTAAAGTTGTTACTTGATAATCGTTTTCTCTAGCCATTTTAAAATATGGTTCCATTTCCCAAGAAACCGTAAATGT